GGTCATATTGTTGGTATTGTAACCGATACCAAGAATCCATCTTCCAACGAATTTACAATAGAACTTAAAAATTCTGTTATAAATACTTCTGAAACCTTTGAATTTGTGTTTGATATAAACAATTTCAAGTTCATAGTTTCAGATGAATATAAATTTGAAGTGAGTTCTAAATTGATTTCATCTATAACGACACCTAATATAACTTATTGGGTAGCATTATTAAAAACCTCAAAATATGGAGAATAAGTAAAATGGCAAATGAAACAGACCAACAACCAGAAGCACCACAACTATCATTACACGATATAGCTTCTACTATTAAAATTATTGACGTGGTATCTAAGCGTGGAGCATTTGAAGGTGGTGAGATGGCTGATGTCGGTGCGGTTCGTAATAGACTTGTGGCTTTTCTAGAAGCTACTCAACCAGCTGAAGAAACTGAAGAAGAAACCCCCGAAGAAGAAACCCCCGAAGAAGCATTACAAGGCTAATTAAATGTGAAGTATTTTGATAATGATGAGGAACTGAAAGAATTCATTGAGTATTTTAAAAATGAATTACCAGAGAACCCACATCATTATCCACTTAAAGTAATGTTCCTCGTTAAGTGGTGGAAAGGCATAGTTATAAGAAACAAATTACATAATGGAGAAAGTGAATGAAAGAATTCTTATGGGTAGAGAAATACAGACCTCAGATAATCGAGGACTGCGTTCTTCCCGAATCCCTAAAAAATACCTTTAATGAAATAATCAAAGGGGGCGAACTCCCCAATATGATGTTTACTGGTACTGCTGGTAATGGTAAAACAACCGTTGCTCGAGCATTATGCAATGAACTTGAATTAGACCATATCGTTATAAATGGTTCTGAAGATGGCAACATTGATACCCTTCGTGGTAAAATCAAACAATTCGCAAGTACGGTATCACTATTAGGTGGATATAAAGTAGTTATCTTAGATGAAGCTGACTACCTAAATCCGCAATCTACACAACCTGCCCTTCGTGGGTTTATCGAAGAATTCTCAAGCAATTGCAGGTTTATCCTTACGTGCAATTTCAAGAACCGTATTATCGAACCATTGCATTCTAGATGTTCTGTCTATGATTTCAATGTATCAAAAGGTCAAATCCAAAATCACTTGAAAGCAGATTTCTTAAAACGGATTTGGCATATTCTGGAACAAGAGAATGTAACTTATGATAATCAAGTTCTGATGGAACTAATTGTGAAATACTTTCCAGACTTTAGACGTATCATAAACGAATGTCAAAGATACGGAATGTCTGGAACTATCGACGCAGGTATCTTAGTAACTATCTCAGAGGAAAACGTCAAGCAATTGATGACATATCTAAAAGAAAAAGACTTTAAGGGTATGCGTAAATGGGTAACTGATAATATGGATGTGGAGTCGGCAAAACTCTTTAGAATGATATATGACAATATGAAAACGTATGTCGACCCCCACTCCATACCACCACTAGTTATAATCCTTGCAGACTATTCATACAAGGATAGTTTTATGGCTGACCACGAGTTAAATGTGGTTGCTTGTTTAACCGAAATTATGAGTCAAGTGAAGTTTATATGAGTCCATTCGATTACCTAAAAGCAATTAACTCGACCAAGAAAGATATCTTTGAATTGGAAAAGGATTACTCCCCGTTTATGATTAATAGAGGTTTATCCTATTTCCCGGACACCGTTTTATTTGCGAATGAAATGAATAAACACTACCATATCGATAACAGATTGCAGTTTGACTTTCTTATAAATATTATTAGGAAACGAAATCGTTTCTCAAAGTGGAATAAGAAATTCATCTCTAGTAATATAGATGCTGTTAAGAAATATTACGGCTACTCTAGTGAAAAAGCACGTGATGTACTTCCGCTTTTAAGTAAAGAAAACTTAAAACATATAAAGGAAAGTATAAATTATGGTGGAGTACAATGATGACTTGGTTGATTGGAATCCTTCGCTTATGTTAGAGGTAACTTTATCCGAACCAGATGACTTTTTGAAGATTAAAGAGACATTGACTCGTATGGGGGTTGCATCTAAAAGAGATTCTAAACTATTTCAATCGTGTCATATCTTACACAAACAAGGCAGATATTTTATAACGCATTTTAAAGAGTTGTTTTTGTTAGATGGGAAACCGTCTAACCTCACAGAAAACGATATGATGCGACGAAATACTATCGTTACTCTATTGAGTGATTGGGGATTATTGACTACGGTATTAGAAATAGGTGAAACAGCACCATTAAGTCAGATTAAAATAATTTCACATAAAGACAAAGTTAACTGGGAACTTTGTCCTAAATATAATATAGGAATTAAGTAATGAGAAAGGATTGGATACCTCTCTATTACTAAAGAATTTAGGATATGCCTTCGGGATATCTTAAAGGAACGGGAATATGATATTCCCACTTTTATAACCTTGCTATTTAATAGGAGGACATTATGTCACACTTAGCATTAAACTTTCCGAGGGAAACATTCTTCGGATTCGATTCACTTTTTAATACATTAGATAGATTCGAAAACACTCACAACGGTATCGCTAGAGGACAGGGATACCCACCTTATAACGTTGTCAAGAAAGATGATACTCATTATCTTATTGAAATTGCTGTCGCAGGATTCAATAAAGATGATATTTCACTTACTCTTGAGAAAGGTGATTTAACTATTGAAGGAAACAAACATTCTGATGATAGGGATGATTACGTTCACAGAGGAATCTCTGCACGTAAATTCATTCGTAAATTCACTTTGTCTGATACTATGGTAGTTGTCGGTGCTGATATCGTCGATGGTCTACTTCTTGTTGGATTGGAAAACCAAATCCCTGAAGAAGATAAGCCACAGACTATCAAACTGGGTGAACTAAACAAGGGTGCGAAAAAACTCTTGCTTGGCTAAACTTTGCTAAGGGGGGTCAACACGACCTCCCTTTCTATAACTTTGACTTTCCCTAACAATTAGGGTATAATATATACTATGGAATTTTATACAAACGTCTATCGATACGGAAAGAATATCCGTTATATCGGATATAAAAATGGTAAGAGAGTTCAGACTTTAGTTCCTTACCAACCGACTCTGTATCTAGAATCTGACCTACCCAATACCACTTGGAAATCTCTCAAAGGTAAGAATGTCGAACCGATTGTGTTCGGTGATATGGCAGAGGGCACTCAGTTCGTTCGCAAGTATCAAGACGTGGAAGGATTTGATATATACGGCCAAACCAATTTCGCAATCCAATACATGTATGACAAATTCCCTAACAAGATTAAATGGGATAGAGAAGTCATTAACGTAACTTCAATCGATATCGAGGTTCGGTTTGAAGATGGATTCCCCCACCCCGAAGATGCAGACCAAGAAGTAACCGCAATCACATGTAAGAATAATATAGATGATACGTTCCATGTATTTGGTTGTGGCGATTACACTACACACGAACCAAATGTGAAATACACTAAATGCAATGATGAACGTGAGTTACTATCACGATACGTTATTCACATGCAAGGTGTTGATATTATCACAGGTTGGAACGTAAAAGAATTCGACATACCATATCTCGTTAATAGAATCGAAAAGATATGTGGTAGAAACATTATGAAGAAACTATCGCCATGGGGTGATGTTAAAGATGATACCCCCAAGTTCGGCGATAAGTTCTTCAAACCAAAACTACAATATAAGTTAGGTGGTATTACAATCTTGGATTATATGGAGTTGTTCAAGAAGTTCACATATAACACGATAGGTACACAAGAGTCATATAGGCTAGACCATATTGCAAACGTGGTTCTTGGTGATTCTAAGTTATCCTTTGATGAATATAGTAACTTGAATGAGTTACACGAGAAAGACTATCAGAAGTTTATTGATTATAACATTAAGGACGTGGATATTGTAGATAGACTTGACGATAAACTCGACCTTATCTCTCTCGCCCTCACCATGGCATATAACTCTGGTGCAAACTACATTGACATATTAGGTACTGTATCGATTTGGGATACAATCATTTACAGAGATTTATCATTACAGAAAATAGTAATCCCACCAAAACAGAATACAGGTACAGGTTCATATCCCGGTGGATATGTGAAAGAGCCCCAGGTCGGGAAACACGATTGGATATGTTCGTTCGACTTGGCTTCTCTGTATCCGTCAATCATTATGCAATACAACATGAGTCCAGAAACATTACACCCCCACTCTATTAAAGATGTTAATGTATATAATGTGATGCACGACAAAGTTCAGAATAAGAAAGATGATGTATCTCTTGCGGTTAATGGTTCTCAATACTATACGGAAAAGGAAGGATTGATGCCTCGGGTGATTGGGGAGATGTACGAAGGTCGTGTCGGTATGAAGAACCGAATGTTAAAGGCACAAAAAGAATTACAAACGATAGACCCCCACAACAAACAGGAAATCTATCGGGTGGAGAGGGATATACAGATTGCGAAGAACCAACAAATGGCAATCAAGATTCTTCTTAACTCATTGTATGGTGCAATGGGTAATCGTTGGTTCAGATATTATGATAGACGAATTGCAGAAGCAGTTACTCTTACAGGACAACTGACTATCCAATGGGCAGAGAAAGCCATTAACAAGTATTTGAATGACTTGATGAACACCCACAATCTCAGATTTGATGGTTCAAGAGAAGATTACGTTGTTGCGATTGATACCGATTCGGTGTATGTTAAATTAGGTTCGTTAATCGATAAGTTCAATCCGAAGAATCCAGTTCAGTTCCTTGACAAGATATGCTCGGAACAACTGGAAGTGGTTCTCGAAAAATGTTATGATGAACTATTCAAAATGCTTGGTGGTCGTGAGAACAAGATGGTTATGGAACGAGAGGTGATTGCGGATAGAGGAATCTGGACTGCGAAGAAACGATATATCCTTAACGTACATAACAACGAGGGAGTTCAGTATAAAGAACCACAACTCAAGATTATGGGAATCGAGGCGGTCAAGTCATCTACCCCACAGATAGTCAGAGATGCTCTTAAGGAAATCTTTAAGAGTATGGTGAATAAAGAGGAATCGGATGTTCAAAGAGAAATTGCATTGTTCAAAGAGTATTTCGCAAAGGCAAACCCGGAAGATGTCGCATTTCCAAGAGGAGTTCAGAATATAGCGAAATGGACTGACCACGAAACAATCTATACAAAGGGAACACCTATCCATGTGAGAGGTGCGATACTCCACAATCACTATACCGACTCGAAGAAAGTTTCACGAATCGAATCTGGTGACAAGATTAAATTTACGTATCTGACCAAACCAAATCCGATACAAGAGAATGTCATAGCCTTTGTCGATTATCTGCCCAAAGAACTGGGTCTTCACGATTACATTGATTACGATATGCAATTCCAAAAGACATTCTTAAATGCCATTAACCCAATTCTCAAGTCAATCGGGTGGAAATCTGAACGTATAGTTTCCATCGAAGACTTCTTTTAACCTTGACATTTGCACCTAAAAAGGGTATAATATAAAGTAGATGATAACGATTACGATATTTAAAAACATATTCGATACTAATACCGATACTAAGATAGAGTTGGACGACGATAAGTTCGAATCATTCTTGTATAAAGCATTTGATAGACCATACGAGAACAAAAAAGATGCGAGTTTAATGAGCCCTGCAATGTATATATTGGGAACTACTCGCAAAAATAATAGTGTAACTAAATGGTCTAAGTGGGCAGCTGTCGATATAGATGATTACGAAGTTAAAGACTCTGTTGAAGAAGACATGAAAGAGTTGTTCGGTCAATATCGTTATACCTGTTATTCAACTGCGAGTTCAAGTAAGAAGAAACCAAAGTTTAGAATGGTATTTCCGTTATCCGAAGAAATAGAAAAGGACAAGATTAAACACTTTTGGTTTGCCCTCAATAAAGAGTTAGGTGATTTAGGGGACCCCCAAACCAAAGATTTAAGTAGAATGTACTATGTTCCGGGAAACTATAAAGGTTCGTATAACTTCATTTTTAGTAACGACGGAAGTTTAATTAATCCCTCGCAAATAATGAAGAAACACGAGTATATAGATAAAACAGGAAATTCGTTTTTAGATACCTTACCTAAGGCAATCAAAGAACAACTTCTTACATATCGTAAGAATGAAATGACAAATACAGACGTTTCGTGGAATGATTATAGTGATTGTCCGTTTGTATCGAAGAAATTAGTGAGAGAGTATTCGCAGATAACGGATACTGGGTGGTATTACAAGATGTATGGGATAATGGTTTCCATAGCAGGTCATGCCATCAAAGTGAAATATCCAATAACATCAGTTGAAATTGCAAATCTATGCAAACAAATAGATGAAGCAAATGGTGGTTGGTATAGAAACCGACCTCTTAAAAAAGAGGCGGATAGGGCGATAGAATATATTTATGGACAAGATTTTTAAGCGGGTATCGTATAAAGGTAATACCGCAGGTTTCCAACCTGCAGATGGCAGTTCGATTCTGTCTACCCGCTCCATTAACAGGAGATGATATGACATTACAGATTATAACATACGTATGCTTTATAGGTATAGGTATTACTTTAGGCCTCATGTGGGCACAACACGATTATGACAAATGGAGGACAACAGATGAATAATCAATTCGGTGGAAGATTTAAATATTGGAAAGAAGGTGTAAAAGGATTTTGTATAGGATTCTTTGGTTTATTTGCGATTACGGCACTTGCTGGTAGTGGTGGTGCAATAGTAACAGACCATTATCATAATGTCGAGTATTCAGAACCATATTCAGTTAAAGTATGTAGGAATGAGGCAGTAGCTTCTGGTAATGCAGTTAACGATGCAATTTGGGGCGGAATCTTCGGTGCAGTTATTGGTGATGCAATAGATGACGAAGATGGTAAAGTGCCTGGTGCGATTATCGGTGCATTAATTGGTGCTAATAATAGTAACAATGCAACAATGACACCTGCTGCTGTATGTAGAACAGAA